CGCCGGCGCACCAGAGGTTTATCTCTAATCTACAGGAAGGTAAACTGGAAATCCAGTCCTTGATGTCTCACCGACGCCGACCTACAACATACCCACCTCTGGTATATGTTGCACCGACGCCGTGTTTATTTTCACTCTTATTTTACTAAAACGAAAACTCACGGTATTTAAAATTTTTGTTGCTTTACCCAAGCAAATAGGGCCTATTCTTCTTTAACGCATAGATACATTGTGGTATTAAACGGGTTTATCCACTCCCTTGCCTTTTCTACCCAAAAGGACTTAATTATTTCCTGAGTTTATCAGAGCGGGTATACCCGCCCAAACACAGAAATTCGCATCATCTCCACCACTTCTCCAAACATTAACAGTCTGAGTTGAACCGGACAGAGAAATAACTGTTGCCGTAGCAGCACCTCCAGATGTTGATGTTCCTACCGGAGTTAAATTGGCAGTCGTACTAACCAAATGCGATATTGAATTTCTACCATATGTCTTTGTATATTGGGGTATCTCAACAGAGCCAAAACCCTCAATATTTGCATCAACAAAGACATGAGGTTTTGTATTCACTACACCATTCGAATAACCAGTATTCGAAATATACTGACCATTGTTCACCTGAGGATCAAGGTATATATAATGCTGACCTGCAGCACCTTGCGCATGGGTATAAAGACGCACCGAACCCGAAGAAATGGCATAAATACCAGAAAACAACGAGAAGAAATCAGTTTGAACATACTGTTCACGTACGACATTAGTCGACAAAGATGTCGGTTGAAATGCCCCAGTCCAACAATCATGCTGAATTCTACGGTTTGAAATTAAAGTACCATCATTGACCAAAACGGACAACCTCTTCAAAAATTGGCGAAGCGATTTACACACTTCACCAGTGGTATACTTTTCTACATCTACATTTAGGGTAACATCTCCAACAGGCGGTGGTATCTTTGCAATAGTACCAGATTGCGATGAATAAGGAAAATACACATCATAATTTGTAAGGGAAGTAATAGGAACTGAAAATTCTAAATCATCTCCACCCAAAAATTCTACAATCATCGGAACTGAATTTGAAACAACACTTGGTGCAACTAACTCGTTCAAAACGAACACATAGATGAATCCAGGCACATCCACAGTCTCTGCCCAAGGACAATTATTTACATAAGGAACCTTGAAATCAAACTCATTGGTATCACGGATATCTACAATTTCACGATACAAGTTGTCAGTTTGTGCCAAAGTAAGACTCGGCGGACTAACGACAGTTGCATCGACAGGTAAATGTGCAATGACTAAACGACCTGAATGAAATTCGGTTTTTACAAATTTGAACCGATAAACAAACGAACCCTTCCACTGATTGAACAATTGCGAAAGGAATGAAACGGGTTGAACCGTTATTCCATGACCATATGCGACATTATTAGCGTTCGGACTCTGATATAAAGTCAACAGGAGCGTACCTGTTGTTGAAGTTGTTGGCCAGGCTGTAGTTGAACAATACGCAGGAACTTTCTTGATAAAATCAATACTCATCTCATCCACGTTCGTTCTCGAAACTCCAGAATGAACCGCTACTTCATTTGTTGTTGACATCCCAAGACTATGTCCAGTAAAGGAACCGTCAGCATTAGCCATATTTGTAATGGCTTTTCGTGTGTGCAGAGACGCTAGTTCTGCACTGTGAGGTTTCGAAAAACCCCACACTTTCGCCGCACTCGCAACCAAACCAGCCACCCACGACACGGTCGAGCACACAGGTGCAAGCAAGGGTATTGAACCAAAAATCGACGCTGTACGCGAAACTTTCTCTGCTACACCGGATATAACACCATGCGACGCAGCAATAACCTCTTTGCTAATCCTTCCGGATTGGGAAATAACATTACCTGAAATTGTGATATTCTCCATATAGGAATACACACTGATTTGACAGGTACTATCAGATGACCCGGGTATCAATGCAACATAAGGAACAACAAATACTAAACCAATCTCATCGAAATCATTATCAAGTGTGGAATAAAAATTCCACACTGACTGATAGGGTATACGCAACTTAACCGAAGTCTCTGTTGCAAGATCTATCTCTACATGGGGTAACTGAGTGATCGTGACCAAATTTGCCATATGGGCATGAGTCCACGCATCACATGCATTGTTGCCACCTACAGCAGGTGACGCTCCACCATAAGGTAAATAACCTAGGATATAACGACCTGCCTGAAAACGAACTGCATTCACCTTCAACTCCACAACCACATCCGCACGGATATACTGTGAACCAGATAACCTTCGCGCATTCTTCGTAATGCCAATAAGCTGTCCAAGTGGTGGGAAATTTGTAATCCTCCCAGTGTCACTTGCAGCAAAAACACCATTGTAAATCAAACAAGGTTTCCTCAACACAGATATCACATCCTCCACACCCTCAGACTTGTAAGCACTCACTAATGCAGATGGTATATCAGCACTGGGTAAAAACAACACGTCTTTTGTCGCCGCATCCTCTGCAAAGGCAGTGGTCGACTGGATATTTGACTCCTCTCCTCTAACTCCTGCACTTATAGTATTACTTTCTAAATTTGTAGTTTCAGCGAGTGGGGTGTCTTTCGATTCGATTTCTACTCAGTTTCGAACCGGCATCTGGGCGCACTGGATATCAACGGGTATGCCGTCTACCGATCCTGTACAGTAAGTCTAAATAGACACGGTAGTACATTGGAAGCCAATACAGAAACACTTACATCCAGAAATTTGATGTGTCAAGCAAGAAGCAATACTCCAACCGCTATAGTTATAGCTTTACCAACTTTCGTATGGGAACGTCCAATTGCCCTCGAGGAAAGAGGGAGCACACTATAGTGGTACTCATAACTCCATATGAAAGATCTCAGGATCGTAAACGTCCCAAAACCTCTCAAGACAAACCTTGCGCGAACGGCTAATTGGACGCCATTCGTACTGATAGAACATCTTTTCCAATTTTGGCAACCACTCATCCCACACCTCATCAGAGTGGAAACACAACTCACGCACACAAGTATCCGCATTCTGCACTGCCTGAGCAATCGATGGGGCATAATTCTGACCTAACGCACGTGTCCAGAGAGGAATCTCCAATACGGTATCAAGATCAAGCCTCGCAACATATCTATTGAGTACTGGCTCAAACTCGCATTTCCGCTTCAAAAACTCACAATCGAAAAACGAACGATGGGCAAGAATCTCACCCTCCTTTTTCTCATTCGTGTAATTGTAACCGATAAGAGGCATGAACTCCTCCATAGATTTTCCATTCAACACATTCCTCCATTCAGGAGACGTGGTGAATATATGATCATCACCAAGGACATCAGGCTCCACATTCTGATCGAAGTCAGCAAGGATACCAATAGTACCCGCAGTCTTACAGGCTGCGAATCTAATGTTTGCCAAATTCACGATACAGTTAATCGGAGATGTCAACGAATCACCAGATGAGAGTCCATTTTCCATGAACTCTACTTCTTTTCCTCTGATATGGACTGTCCTAAAATAGGACATACAGAAATTTTCACGCATCTCCAAATTCCGGACCCTCTCTTCCAAAGAATCCTCCACACAACAACGTTTACACAACTCACGAAGAATCGGATCCAGGATCGGATCGGTAAGGCTCCCATCAAAACCACTGTAATCACCAGCAGTAGTAAGATCCTCACCACAGGACATCCCAAGATGTCTTTCTGCCATATAATCAGCATCCTCACCAAGCATGTTATGGCCTAAAGCACAGCCATTCTGATTATGATTCGCCATAAGAAACTCCACAAAGTTTCCAAAAAGAACCATCGTTATAAGGTGACGCAAGGTCGCGACTCCATGGACAACTCTCACTTTTCCATTTTCAGCTTTTTGAGCATTCAGAAGCTCATATTTTACCACATTGGTCTGAGAACCAAGATGAAGACAACCATTTCTAATTTTCTCAATAGCCTCATCAACCGACTGACGCATCTCTTCAGACATATCACCAGTCTCAAACACACCATCAATAAACCTTCCTATAAGCCGGTGTTTCTTAATGCCTTGAGCAGCATTTGGATAACCAGCAGAGGTCTGAAGGTTTATACCTTTCAACTCAGTATCCTTCTCACCAAAGATCACACTCTTCAAATCACACAGACCTGCACGCATCGGGTACCTCGCTTTATCGAACAAGGTATCGAATACCGATACTACGCAAGCCTGATAGATCTCACGATCCTCAGGAGAAATTATCAATCCAATGTTTTTGTTATATTTGGCTCTCGCCTTGATGTAATTTTCTACGTCATTGACCTGAGCAACAGCTTTCGTAGGCTGTTTCATCGGGTACAAGGATGGCAATAAGACAAGGTTTCCTTTCGTCCACATGGAGTTAGCAATAGACGCTTCACCAATAGGCACGACACCATCCGACCTCTGTGGCTCAGGGACGCCATTCAAACGACCGAGATACCTTTTCAAGTCGTCACGACTTAAGAGCGTACAGAAAGAGTCCTGTGGACCCTGACCTACACGCCCCGCAGAGTGAAAACCAAAAATTTTTCCAATTTCAGACACTGGACCATCATGAACAAATCCTAGTGCCCCACACATCCCAACGTAATTCGGATACACTGATCTCACACCAGAGATCCTCCTCACAACTTTTCCTTTAAAACCAGACATGTAATGAGTCACACCACACGCTTTTGAGGGAGACGTTGGATGAGCATCATACTGCGGTACAATTCTCATCCAAAAAGCCCTCTTATAATCAGCCATTACATCCGCCACGAAAGTCGACGTGACGAACTGGTTGACAATACTCGTGTGAGGTTGCACATCTGGGACCTTGAAGAAGCAGAAATCTCTCTCCTCATCATCCACACACACATCCTTCTTAAAGTTTCTTGAATGAACAGTAAACTTCCTGAGACGATTTTCAAAATCAATCTCGAAATCATAACCACAAGTTTCTACAGTGTTCCGTATATCCTCAGCAGCATGATGATTGATCAAGAAATCACGATCACCAAGAGCAATAGCGCTGGACAAGAGAGTACCAGCAACACGCATAACATACACATGATCTTTGATTACTGCAATGACAGGAGCATCATTAACAGCTTGTGCAATAATTGGTCCAGGTGTTGGTCTCAATCGTGACACAGATCTTGTTGGTCTAGCACCAGGAATCGGTGCATATTGAGCTTGTTCATCATAATGAACTTGTTTTTTCTTCCGTTGGGGCGCAGGAAACATGAAGCGCATTATCCCATAGAGCACGGAACAACTTATCCCAACGGCACATGCATAATATAGCATATCACCACAATCCTTTAGGAACTGATAAGCTTTGGACCGCAAATAAGGACCATATTCCTCAACATAATCCGTCACAGTCTTCCACATCTCTGGGTCAATCCACACCGCCGTCTCATAAGGCAATGGAGCACCAAAAGCTTCCTCAAGAGCAAGTCTTTCAAGATCCTTGTTTACCTTCAAGAGCTTCCAGACCATATTGCATGATCCAACAGGTCCAAGCTCAGATTGAGCGGCACGAAAACGTACCATCGCTTCTTTCACAGCGATCGGCTGATCATTTAATTGAGCATCATCCTTTAGCACACAAAGTGCCCAAATCACAGGATTGAATTCAAAATGATAAGCAGACATCTGAAGGGTCGTAGGAGCATTTTGGACAATAGCTGTCTTCTTCCGGAGAAAACCATTTCTCAACTCAATCTTCGTCCTCCAAGCAATACTAGAAGACACACCATTATGGACTTGCTCATCATTATCAATGAGCCATGTTCTCCACTCTTCAATCATAGGTAATGGCCAATTGTTAATCGACACATCATGCTTTCGCACAAAGTACCAACACTCTTGCCAATTTCCTAAGGCAGCCATTTGTTCCAAAGTTCTCGGTCTCCTTATCGGGACAGCCTGTTGGATTACAGACCCTCCATCATAGAAATGACCTTGAACCTCAGAATCGTAATGTTCACCATTTTCACGGACAAAACGCAACAACTCTCTTCGATGGGTTTTCTCTTGTATCGCCTTGAGTATGTCATCCTTGGTCTTTATGGAATTAATAAACTCAGTGTTTGTGGCA